GCGCACAGCTGCTGACGAGCGCGTGTGCCCGATCTGCGCTCCGCGCGATGGACGAGAGCAAGGCGATGGCTGGGATGACCTGCCGCCCGCACACGTCAGATGCCGATGCTGGACGACGCTGGAACAATCGAGGAGACGCCGAAGATGAGCAACACCATCGTTCGACTGAAACTGCCGCGCGTATTCCGTGGTCAACTGGACCTTACGCCGGCGTTGCTGTTCCTTGGCTACCGGCTGCGCGATGCCGTCAACGTGTATCCGGCGCGCAAGCAGGGAATGCGCATTCGCTGGAAGAGCGAGCGTCAGCGCAGGTACGTGCTGGCTAACGTCAGTCTACCGTATCGCAGAACGGGTTGGCTGGCGAAGCAGTGGTTCGTCACGCCGACCAGCAACGCGCAGGTGGTCGTCAGGAACAAGGCGCGCTACGCCGCGTTTGTGGTTGGTAAGGCGCAACAGCCGTTTCATCGAGACCGCGGCTGGCGACGCGCTGACGAGGAAGCAAGTAAACTGGTTTACAATCGCGTCGTGATGCGCGAGTTCGCTCGCATCATTGAGCGGGAGCTGAAGAAATGAGATTCACGCTTGACACTGACCTTCCTGTAATTGAGCGCGACGAGTGGGACGGAGACGCCGCGCGCGAGCGCATCTTGTCATGGGCTGGATACGAAACCGATGCCGAAGAGGACATGCGCAATGAAGCGCTTGAGCGCGCCGCGCGCTTGTTCCTCTTCCGCCGCGACGAGAGCGCGACGCAAGGCGATTTGGTCGCGCCGTGTGGCGACATCGTGGATGGCGAGCCGCGGCTAATCACGTCCGGCATGCGCTTTGCACTGGCCGCCGTGAATGGCGCGCGTGGGGGAATTGACGCACCAGAGGAGCTTCTTCAGCAGGCGCGCAATGCGCTTGAGAAGCTACTGGGCGAGCAGGAACAGGAGGCAGAAACGCGCTCGTTTGATGCAAAGCGGGACCCGGGCCCGGATCCGGATCCCCAAAGCTCCAGCTTAACGCGCTCGTTTGCGGTGAAGGTGTACGAGCACGAAGGCAAGCTATATGCTGAGGGCTATGCGGTCGTGTTCGGCGGGCGCGACCTTCACGGCGAGCACTTCACGCGCAAGACCGACTTCGGGTCGGAGCTACTTGGTATAAACAACCCACCGCTCCTCTACGAGCACGGCATCCATCCTCAGGTTGGCTTGAAGGTCGTCGGGCGAGTCACCGAGATGAAACAAGACGACATAGGTATGCTCGTGCGCGCTGAGCTGGATCGCCACAGCGAGTACATCCAGCTCGTGCGCCAGCTCGCAGAGCAAGGCGCGCTTGGCATGAGCACTGGCGCGCCCGGCCATCTCGTTTCTCGCAAGAGCACAGGCGAGATCGAGCGCTGGCCAATCGTTGAAGTGTCCTTGACGCCGACACCAGCTGAGCCTCGAACACTGGGCGTAGAGGTCGTAGAAGCTATTCGCTCGATTGCGCTTCCAGAGGCCGAGCCGCCGGCGGTCGTCACCGCTGACGAAGGCAAGGCGGACGCGCAGAAGGGCGTAGCAAAGGAGATTCTCATGTACGTTACTGAAACCAAGAGCGTAACCTTGCGCGACTTTATGAGCGCCGTCGCGCGCAAGGACGTAGAAGCTATCAAGGCGCTGGGCACGGGTTCTGGCCCGTCGGGGGGCTACCTTGTGCCCGAGACGTTGCTTCCCGATTTGCTGACCGCTATAAGCGAGCAATCCATCGTGCTACCGCGCGCGTTCGTTACTGACGCACCCGGCACGGTTCGCCAGCCAGTCGTTGACCTGAGTAAGGGCGCATCTGGCGTGTTTGCGTGGTACGGCGGGATCAAGTTTGCGTGGGTAAACGAGAACAGCGCCATCGCCGAGACTGAGCCGGTCTTCAAACAGTACACGCTGCGCGCGCTGACGATGGCCGGCATCGTGCGCGTGAGCAACCGCTTGCTGGCCAGCACCACATTTGATGCGCAGCTTCGCCGGATGCTCGCCGAGAGCGCCACAAACTACCTTGACCACTACTTCATTCGCGGTTCTGGTGCAGGCGAGCCGCTCGGCGTGCTGAACGCACAAGCGCTGGTAAGTGTGACCCGTGACACGGCGAACCAGTTCAAACCGGTTGACGCGGCAAAGATGTTGGAGCGCTTGATGCCTGGCTCGCTCGGTCGCGCCGTGTGGCTGATCCATCCGACCGTGCTGCCGCAGCTTGTCCAGTTCAGCGTTGGCAACACCCCGGTGTGGCAACCCAACTGGCAGCAGGGCATTGCCGGCACGCTGATGGGTATCCCGGTCATCCTGACGGAGAAGGTCAACCAGCTGGGCACTGCCGGCGACGTGCTGCTTGCCGACTTCTCGATGTACGCCGTGCAACTGGTGCGCGACATCGAGATCACGGCAAGCGCAGAAGCCTATTTCGAGTTCGACCAGACCGCTTACAGGGTCGTGGTTTACGCCGACGGCACTCCGAGGGTGGTTGACAAGGCGAAATACATCAACACGAACGTGGAAGTTAGCCCGTTTGTGAGACTACAGTAGGAGCAGGAGGGTTGACATGAAGCCGACCGACTTCTTGAGCATCGCTGGTCGCCTGCCGGCGCAGGCGATCACCAGCTCGACGAACACGACCAGCGTAGACATGCAGTTGCTTCGCGGCGTTGCTGCTGTGTGCGTGGTGGGCTCCGCGACTACACCGCCGTCATTCACTATTCAGAGCAGCGCAGACAACACCACGTTTACTAACCTAGCTGGTAAATCCATAACCAGCATCGCAGCTAACAGCGAGGGCGTCATCAACATACGCGATGAAGAATTGCCGGACGGTCACCGCTGGATTCGCGCTGTGGTGAACGGTAACGCCACGGTTTCCGTGGTCTTCGTCGGCACAGTGGCGCGCGACAACCCGCCTGCGAAGTTGTCTACGACAACCATCGTTGACTGATGAGCTACGCGACGCTCGCTCAGATCAAGCAGTACCTGGGCATCACCGGGACGAGCGAAGATGCGCTGCTGACGCGGCTGATAGATGCCGCGTCAGCAGCCATTGACCGATACACCGGCAGGCGCTTCGCAGCATCAACCGCGACCAAGACGATTCTTCGAGAACGCATTGTTAGAGACGTATTCTTCCTGCCGGACGACCTGCGCGCTTTGACGCAGGTGGTAACCGACGAAGGCGATACCTTGCTGCCGTCAGACTTCGTGCCCTTCTTTCCTCCGGTCAGGTTGCTGCGCATCAAGGCTGACGCGCCGTCGTGGAGCATCGAATACACCGCAGACGTGACAGGGCAGTGGGGGTTTACCGCAGCGCCGCCGGACGACATCGTGCAAACGTGCGTCAGGCTTGCGAGCTGGATGTATCGCTCGAAGGACGCACAGGTATTCGATGTGACGGGGCAGGAGGGGCTGAACACGCTGAACACGCGCCTGCCGCGCGACATCGCGCAGATGCTTGACCCGTACGTCGTGCTGGAGGTGATGCCGTGCTGAGCGCTGTCAACGCTGTTCATGCCGTGGTTGCTGCGGTGACGGGAATCACTGCGGCCTACACGACCGTGCCGATGAGCGCAAACACGCCTGCGTTGCCGATGGCGCTGGTGACGCCCGCCGGGGAGAACCGCCGCCAACACGCGCATGAGCTGGTGCGCATCGAGACGCTAGTTCGCGTGCGCATCGTGCATTCGCCCATCGCCCAGGGCATCACGGAGTCTCAGCAATCTGCGCTTTACACGCTGGCTGACGACGTGATGGAAGCGATCACCGACGACATCACGCTTGGCGGGCAGGTGGATCATGTAGCCAGCGTGGACGCTGACGAGCCAAGCATCTACACGCTCGCAGGTACCGATTACCTGAGCATAAGTATTGCGGTTCGAGTTATCGAGAAGATATGAGCACAGTGATCTACAAGCCAAGGCCGGAGAAGTGGCGTGGGGCTTATTACCCTGGCTTACCTCATAGTCAGCTAACCAAGGAAGAGCTTGTGCAACTCGCGCGTGCTCATGGGTACAGAATCAAGTTAGTTCTCAGCTTATACAGTCGCAAAGAAGAGGAGAAGATAGAAGATGCCAGCAATCCATCTGCGTAGAGTCCAGCTCGGCCAGCAAACGGCCTTTGCGACTCCCGTCGCTGCCACGTCCATCTTGCGGGGCGTGAAGGACGGGAGCGTCACAGTGAACCACAACGACATGGTGGTTGAGGAGTTGGGTCGGTCGGTGAGTGACCTTATCGTCTTCTCGCAGCGTCACGCTGAGGGCGAGATAGAGCTCCAGACCACGTACGAGGATATCCTCTACGGTCTATTCGGTCTGTTCGGTCCGGTCGCGCCAAGCGGCGGCTCGCGCACGTTCAACGCGCCGATTACAGCCTATGCCGCGCCGCAGATTTACACGATAGAATACGGCACGCCAGGCGCGGAGTACAGAGTAATTGGTGGTCTCTTGCGAGAGTGGACGCTGCGCTACGAAGCGAACTCCGGCGTGACCGAGAGCTGGTCGTTTATTGGTCGGAGCGTGCAGGTGAACGCCCTGGCTGGCTCGCTGCCGACGCGCGTCGTGACGCCCGTCCTCTCGCGTCATGCGTCGTGGTTTGTGGACCCCATCGGCACAGCCCACGGCACGACGGCGATTCCCGGCACGGTGATTGAGGCTGAGCTAACGATCAATACCAATCGCCACCTCAAGATGTTTGAGGGTTCTCAGCCGCTCGATTGGGGCGAAGGACGCTGGGAAGCGCAACTGAGTATGACGGCGGAGTTCAACTCGACCGCCAAGGCTTGGGTTGATGCACTTTTGACGGACCGCGTAGCGCGCAACATCCGCGCCAACTTCGTTGAGACAGCCAATACGCGCGAGCTTCGCATTGACTTCGTCGGCTTACTCGCTGAGCCAGTTGAGCTTTTCGGCGACCGCGACGGCAACATGACCGCTGAGCTAACTTTCAAGGCGCTTGTGGCCGGCCCGCTGAACAACTGGATGCAAATCCGCGTCGTGAATGGTGTAGCGACACTGCCATGATTGACCTGAGCAAAGTTCGCAGAATTGACCGCAGCGCGCCGGGGAGCTTTCTCGAATACGCGCGCCTACAGGCCATCATCGCAGAAGGCGACCTGATGGCCATCGCGCGCGCGCTGGAGAGCTACGGCGTTAATTTGCAGGAGCTTTCGTTCAACGAGCTGACGGATGTCGTTAAGCACATCGCGAGTGAACCGTCCCCTTTAGGGGACACGAACGCGACCGCGTGATATTGCTGCTGCATCTTGCGGAGACGTGGGGCGTGCCACCTTGGGTGCTTGAGCGAGAGCTCTCGCTGTTTTGGGCTGAAGCTGCGTGCGAGTACGAGCGCGAGAAAGCGCGCCAAGCCAAGCGCGCGATGACGAAGTATGGCAGACGGTGAGATTCGTATCGAGATCACGGGCGACGCGCGCGACTTTCGGCGCGCGTTAGCTGGCGTGTCGGACGACCTCGGCAAGCTACAGAAGCAGAGCTTTGGGCTTGGCGATGCACTCAAGACCGCGTTTGCTTCAGCCGCAGGCTTTCTCGCCGCAGGCGCAATCCAGAGTGGCCTACAAGCGCTTAGCGGCGCGATTGGCGGAGCGGTTAGCAAGGCTGCCGAGCTTGAGACCGAGCTCAACTTCCTTCAGGCTGTGAGCGGCGCGACCGGCGAGCAGATGCGCAAGGTCTCTGAGCTCGCAAAGCAACTGGGAGCAGATGCAACCATTCCCGCTGCATCTGCACTTGATGCGGCTAAGGCAATGACAGAGCTAGCAAAGGCTGGCTTAAGCGTCGAGCAAAGCATGGCTGCCGCGAAGGGCACGCTGCAATTAGCTGCTGCCGGTGAACTTGAGGCCGCGCGCGCGGCTGAGATTGTGGCCGGCGCTCTAAACGCTTTCAATCTCCAAGGTGATCAGGCTGTACGAGTAGCGGACTTACTAGCGGCTGCAGCGAATGCGAGCGCGGCTGACGTGACAGGCATGGCTGACTCGCTCAAGATGGCAAGCGCAGTTGCGGCAATGAGCAGCCGGACGATTGAAGAGACAGTGACGGCTCTCTCGATGCTGGCAAACGCGGGCATTCAGGGCAGCGATGCTGGCACGTCGCTTAAAACGATGCTTTTGCGCCTGATGGCCCCAACAGATAAAGCGGCAGGGATGATGGAAGAGCTCGGCATCAAAGTGACCGATGCTCAGGGCAAGATGCTTCCATTGCGAGACATAGTTGGGCAGTTTTCGAGGGCCCTGTCAAAGCTGACCGAAGAGCAGCGCAACTTCACGCTCTCTACGATTTTTGGATCAGACGCTATTCGAGCAGCGAACATCATTCTCATGGCAGGCGCAGACGCATACGACGAGATGTACAAGTCCGTCACGAAATCTAACGCAGCAGCAGACCTTGCCGCAGCTCGCATGCGCGGGCTTAAGGGCGCGCAGGAAGCTTTGAACAACACCGTTGATTCACTCGCTTTAGCCTTGGGCGAGAAGCTGCTTCCGGGCTTAACAAGAGTCATGGAAGCACTCGTATCTCTCTTAGGCCAAGATGACGTGGTCGAGTTTTTCGAGAGGATAGGAGAAGGAATAAACAGTTTTCTTCAAAGAATTGGGCGATTTATAGAAGCAGTGAAGGAAGAGCTTTATATAAAGCCCATCATTGCTGCGCTGGCTTCTGCGCTCAAACTGTTCTTTGAAGGGTTGGCCAGCGTGGTGAACACCATTATGCGAACTATTGATTTTGAGACCATAAGTAACACGATAGAAGATGTTATGGGGGCGATTGGTCAAATTGATTTTTCGGCTCTTAGCGATTCAGCGCGCATGGCCGGCGAAGAGCTAGGCCGAATGTTTCAGCCGATTCTGGCTGGGCTGGCCGTGCTCGGTACGACCATTGCGCCGATTTTGGAGGGCATCGGCGGACAAATACAAATACTCATTGGACAAGGAATCCAGCAACTTGGAAACATCCTGGCCGACCTGAAGCCGGTAGCACAGGACGCACTACACGCCATCGGCGAGCTATTCGCTGCACTTGCACCGCACATTCAAAATGTCCTGCG